ATGTTTCAACACACCATGCTGTAGCAGAGAATGTTGGAGAACTAGTCCATTCAACGTATCCACTACCGCTAGAAGTAATGTAGTTACTATAACCACCAGGATGATATGGCGAAAACGCAGTAGATGTTGTATTACCATACTCAGTAATCGTTAATGCATTAGTTGAAGCATCAACTTGGTTATCTGTTCCTGCGGTATCTGCTTTTATTAATAGAGATGTGAGGTTACTGTTTGGTATCGAAAATGCTAGAGTGAAAGTGCTTGTTTCTGTACCGAAACTTATCCCATCACTTGCTTTAAATGTCAGCGTGGCAGTGCCATCAAATCCTAAAGACGTTGCTGAATCTTTTGATCTTGGTGTAATAGTAAAGACAGATGAATCTTGAGATACAGTTGCCATCTTAAAGAAGTCACCACCAGAATCAGCAGATAGTGTTAATGATGCATCTGCATTATCAGAATCAGCCGCAGTAATCGTAACTATTTGTGCTACACCTTCTGTAGATAGTTCAATAGTCCCAGAAGGACTAACTGTTAAAGATGGTGTCGCATTGATTAGCGCAACATTATACCATCCTGAGCCGTTAGAAATATATAATCTACTAGATGCAGATACAAAAGCTTGATCACCGGAAGTTAAATTTGTTGTTGGCAAGTCATCTATTGTTGAATAAACTATTAATCCTTCACTAGAGCCTGTAGCTCCACTAACATCAGCTGGTTTGCCAGTTGTTGTAAAGTTTCCTGCGATAAATCTTGCTTTTGTTTCAGCCATCTTTATTCCTATACTAACTTAAAGTAATTGAACCTAAAACCAGCGGCAAATGTAATAAACGTTTGTCCATCTGCAGTCGATTCGAACTGTATATCACCAAGCGATGTTGGGATGCAATCAATATATCTAACTTGTTTAGTTTGATTGTTATGGCTAGAAAGAATGGATAGTGTGATATCAGCATAATCTGGAACACCAGTATCAGAAGCTATAGAACCTTTACCGCTACCTGAACCCAAGTTATTATTCACCAATCTCAACATCCAGTTATACATTTCTCCATAACCTTGCATGTTTTCATCTAATATAATATTTGTTGATAATTCGTTAAACGTCAGAGATTCGCCTGCAATAGGTATACCAGAAAGTCTAGGTATACCTAACTCGACAGGATTTAGAATCATACCAGGGTGAGTGATACTCTGACAGAAGAATTCTAAATTCGGATAATTACGTCTATCAAGAACTAGTTTGAAACTAGTGGGCTGAAGGTAATTAAAATTTTCTGTTAAATTTGCCATACTTCTATTTATATGAAAAAATATGTCTAGGTAAAAAAAAGGGCAGCCGAAGCTGCCCTTAGTTATTAGTATTACATTACTTATGCGAGGATGTTGTCAACGCGGAAGATTCTGTAGTACTGGTTAGTTTTGCTTGTTGCTAAACCATCAGACGGTGTAGCGCCAACGAATGGGTTTGAGACCATGCCGTAGCGTGTCTTAAAGCCAATTTTCGGCTGGAATGATTCCTCACCCACTGCACGAACCATAGTTAGTGGTACGTATGGGCAATAGAATAGACCTGCATCGTATGGGTTAGTTCCCTTATAACCGACTGTGATGTAATCAGCAACGGCATATGGATCGATGTAAACACGAGTACGACCGTTCAGTACACCAGCAAAGGTGTTGCCTGTGTCATCAACATTCAAGTTTGTTGACATTGCAGGTGAGTAGTCGAGCATGCCAGAAGCAGAAAGGGCAGATGCAACATCTGAAGAACAGATGATGAAGTTACCTTTACCGCGACGTGTTTCTTTAGCAATTGTGTTTGCTTCACGCTCAATCTGGACGATAAGTCCTTTGAACTTCTCAACTGACCAACGACCGTCTGCATCTGTTGACAAGTCAAAGATACCGTTGACTGCAGTGTTAGCTGTGGCAGCACCAATTTTAGCTTGTGCGTTAACTGTACGGATAACTTCACGGTTGATTTCAGCCATGATTTCTGTTGACAGAATGTTAGCAAGTTCTGTTTCAGCATCTAGACCATGAATGGCTTTAAGATCCTGAGCAAGTTCCAAGCTGTATTCTGCTTTCAGTGCGCGTGACTTAGCAGTAACGGTTGCCTTCTCAATTGAGAAGCCCATTTCTGCGAATGCTTCACCAACACCGTCACCCAAAGCTTCTGCTTCGGCTGTTGTGTATGGGTCACCAGCATATGGTCCAGTTGCACCTGCGATTGCTGAATCAGACAATCCTGAAAGACCTGACGGTCCAGCCGCACCGTTTGCTGTTGTTGCTGAATCACCAGAGAAACCAACAGCGGCTTCATTGAATAGTGCTTCTTCGTTAACAGATACGCCAGCTTTTGTTTTTTTGTAGTTTGACTTCATTGCGAAGATCAAACCAGTTGGACCAGACATTGGCTGAACGCCACACATGTCATATGCCATAAGATTAGGCATTGCGCGACGGACAAGAGCGATAAGAACTGGATTCCAGTTTGCCGCATTGCCTGTGTTGTTTGTTGGAGCGGCTTCTGAAAGCATGCTGGCTTGGCCAGCTTCTTCTGCGAAAGCACGTTCTTGGTTTTCAAGGATGGCAGCTGTTACTGCTTTTCTGTGGTGGTCGTGAATTTTACCCGCTGATTCTTCGTTCAGAACAGGTGCCCACTTTTCGATCAATTGATCGTAAGATACTTGTTGCATTTTTATTGGACTCCCAAATTATTTGTTTGTTTTTTGGATTGCAGAGAGGTACTGAGACATCATTGCAGAATTAACTACAACATCTTCACCACTTTCGTCTTCAACGATATCAGCGGACTCAGTTACTTTCTTAGTAAAATATGATTCTTTAACAGTAGCAACTTTCTGTGAGAAAATTTCTGCTGTATCGAAATCAATGTCTTCTACTAAGGCTTTTAGTTTTTCGACTTGGGTTTCAGCAAGACCTTCTGCATGTTCACGGATAATCGCATCGCGCTTCAATACTTCTAGTTCTTCCTGCATTTCAAGTGTCTTAGCAACTGCAGTATTATGAGCTTCTTCTAGCTCAGCAACTTCAGCGGCCAAATCGTCAACTAGGTCGACCTTAGATTCAGGAACTTCGATGTAAGATTCAGTGAATAGATCTTTCAAGCTATTCATGAATTTCTCAGCGATTTCTGTTCTAAGACCAGTCTGAACGGCAAGTTTGTTTTCTTCCATCCAGTTCTCAACTACGTAGTTAAGATAGCTATCGACTTTTTCAACAAGCTCTGACTTAGTAGATTCTACTTCTTCAGCCAGTTCTTCGTTGTATTTCTCTTCAAGACGGTCAATTTCTTCAGCAAGCTTTGTTTTGATAGCCGCTTCAAAAATTACTTCTGCTTTTGCCTTGAAACCCTCTGAAAGAGTAGCTTCGTCTGCGACAAGAGCATTTAGATCCGCAGAAAAATCTGCTTCGTAGTCGGCAAGAGTGTCGGACTCAGCAATTGCTTCGCCTTCTAGTTCTACACCTTCCATTGCGCCATAGCTAGCCATAAGCTTGTCTTTTGGCATTTTCTGTGCCTTAAGTACCATTGCAGAAATGATTCCTGCTTTAGTCTTTGGCATTGGATCCTGGGTAGTATTATCACCCTTGCGTGTTGGCGCTTTACCTGTAGCTTCACCTGCTTTATCAACAGATGCTACAGACTGAGCCTCAGCATTTTTAGGATCGTGAGTTGATGCTTCCACGATATCGTTGTCATCATGGAGGTCAACATCTTGATCGATTGAGTTATCATCAGTCATGAAATTTGACTCCTTTATTTAGATTTGAGCAACGAGAGGAAATTCTTAAACTCACGAACCTGTGTCTCATAGAGATCAGCCCGAGGAGCTTTCTTAATTTCAGTCTCAATTTTTTCAATTGTCTGAGCTTCTATAATGCCGTTGTTCCAAACCCATTCAACACCTTCCATAACTCCATTAACGAAAGCACTAGGTGCAGATGGATCTTGAACGATATCGACAGCATTCAGGAGAAAATCTCCTTTAACCATCATTACGCCACCACGATTTTCGAGACTTCCCATACCACGAGTTGAGACGCCCAATTTGACACCACCATCAAGCAAACCGCGAACGATCATACCCATAGGAGTTTCCAAAATAGTCGCCTTGCCCACAACATCATTTCCTGACCATGTCAGAGATTCGATTTTGTGGGAAACTTTGTCTAGATTAACAGTAGGTCCTTCAGGATGATTTAACTCACCTACCGCTCTGCCTTTTGAAACTTGCTCACCAACGTACTTGCTTACAGCTTGTTCCATAACATCACGGGGATATATTCTACCGTTACGATTCTTTTGTTCTGCTGACATGAATACACCTTCAATGGCATATTTCTTACCACCAGCTTCAGTAGCTTCAGTCACTACCTCTAATTGGTCTTCAGTGTATTCTGCAATCAGCTTCATTTCTTAAATACCTTTATAAATTCAAGACCAGCTTTCTCAGCTTCCTTTTGAGTTTTATAAGAGTCCAAATGGTCTCCGTCAACGTAAGTGACGAACTTGCCCATGTCTTTATGGACTATCACTTGGATACCCTTAATCTTCTTATCAAAGACAGCTTTGCCTTTCGGCATGCGTCCTGTTAGTTCTCTTAGCTGATTAAAACTTTTCATTACACTTATTTATAATTTTATTACTTTTAAGAACTGATTTTATTCAGCTTCGACATCTTCTTCTGGTTCTTCAACCTCATCCGATTCTTCGGACTCAGGCTCACCATCTGTCTCAAGGTCAAATTCGAGTTGTTCATCATCCTCGTCTTCAATATCCTCATCGTTTTCGTCATCCTCGGCTCCGTTATAGATGGTATCTGCCAACCTGACTTGTTCTTGGTCTAATAAATCATTCAGCTTAATAGTCATCATGTCACCAAAAACATCATTTGCTTTATTGAATTCGTTAGCCATTGCATAATCAATCATGCTACGAACTTCAGCATTAGGTTGTGCCATTTGATCTACTTCTGGTTCCATTGTATCTACTTCACTCACTGTCATCTCCTTGTACAGGTTTTAATTCAAATTTTTGACCAGCAGGGGTTTCCTGAGGCGCTTCATCTTCTTTGGGTTCTGATTCTTCTTCACCCGCAATTTCTTTTTTCATGCCCTCAATATCTTCATCTGAAAGCATAAGAACGTTCTTCTGAATCCATTCTTTAGAATAGTAGTCACCAACATAGTTTTGTACCATATCTAAAGTTTGAATTCTTTCACGTAGAACATCAATATCACGAAGTTCTGTGAAATGATTATCACGAATATAATCTACAGTTATATCGTTTTTCCAATTTTCCCAATCTTCTTCGGTGCAAATACCTTTAAGAATTAATTGCTTCTTAAGAATGCCATAAAAAAGATGTGAAAATCTCATACGAAGTCTATCAATAAACTTCTGGAATTTTAATTCGTCTCTGGAGATTTCATTTGATCTACCAAGAGAGAAGTTATTTTCTGTCTCTAAACGTGAGATAGGAACATTGAGTGATTTGAAAACTTTCTTTTGAAAGTAAACTATGTCATCAATCTGTCCTAAGTTTTCGCCACCAGGAAGAGTAGAAATTTCTGTACCTCTACCGCCCTCACGCCGTGGTAACCAGAAATCTTCAAGCATAGACATGTGCTTACGGTCATCTCTGATTTCACCAGTCTTAGCATCGTACACAAGCTTGTTGCGATACTTTGCCATAATATCTTTCATATACTGTTCACTCTTACCTTTTGGTAAGTTGCCAACATCAATATAGAAAATACGTCTTTCGGGTGCACGAGCTAAACGATAGATTACAAGTGCATCTTCCATCATACGCAACTGATTAATAGGCTTCAGTGCTTTATGAAGAAACGATACAATTCTTTTACGATCTTCTGATAATAGACCAGATGTTACATAACTAACAGAATCAGATGTCATCTTAACACCGTTGGTAGATGACCCAGGCTTCTCTTGAAAGATGAAAAACTCTTCGGTATTTTCTACAATGTCTGCTCCAGTTGCTGGGTCTTTTTTCTTTTTAATCTTCTTAACCTTACGCATCTTCGCAGAATCGATAGGTCTAATTTCAACGATACCTTCTTTGTTATTAGTTTCATTCAATACTAGATGATGGTACATGCGCCCATCAACATACCAACGTCTGAAGATATCATGTCCTAACTCCTTAAAGTTAAGCATACTATAAATGTTATCAAATTCTTCTTTAATTACTTTTTTGATTCTATCGGGAGCTTCAACGTTGTCTAGATTAACATCTAAAGTTTGCTCTAACTGTGAACCAGTAATTGATTCGTTCACAATATCTTCGATAGCCATATCAACCTCTGGATGTACCGCATTGCCACGATACTTCATTATAAGTTGATAGTTGTCTTTTGAATCGTCATCACCAAGATTGAGATATTGCCCGTAGTGTGAGCCAGCGGCAGTTGCATAACTACCGCCTTCATCATCTCGTGGCGGAACGATAGAAGGTGCTTTATCAGCTTCCTTCTTTTTGGCGCGTTTGATCTCAAAGCCAAATAATTTAACGCCTTCTTGTCCTGATTGTTCTGCCATTTTTAATTCCTAAGTAGAGAAAAGGAGCCAGCCAAAGTGACTGGCTCCTATTGTATTTAGCTTAGCTAGTTGTATTAGATTCGAAGTACTGGTAAGCCCAGACACATGTGAATCTTTCAATGTTATCATTATCTCCATAGCTTAGTGCAATTTCAGACAAATCTTGAGGATATGCACCACGGAAGGTGTATGTCTTAAGAGTTGATCCGTCACGGTCAAGCTGGTCAACCTTTAAATCTGCTTCGTAAGCAATTGGTGTTGTTAGACCAGTATTTTGCGAATGAGCATTAATACCGTTCATCCAACGCTCAATAGCGTCACGAACATTAAAGTCGGTGTCATTGATGATAGTTGTATTCCATTCTGCGAATGTTCTATCTCCTGCCATTTTGAGGATACGACCTCTAAATGGTACAGCAATGGTACCGAATGTTGACCCAGGTAATGATGCCGCTTCCACCAAGAATGATGTAAGTTCAGCATCGCCGTTTGCAAAGCCTGGGAAGTTAATGGTCACTTTAAAGAGGTTAGGACGAGCGCCACCGCCTCTCAGTTTTGACTTAAAGTCATCTACGCCGAGTACAGCCATTTTATCTTACCCCCTAAACTGTGCCAACAACTTCTTCAAAGTCAACACCTGTTCTAACTGCTACAAAGTTTAGTGTAACATAGTTAATAGAACGTGCTGGTTTGATGAAGATGTTTGCTATGAATTCATTACGATCAACAACTTGTCCAGGGTTATTTGTTTCGTCACATACGACCCTAAAGTCTGTGATTCCACGCCGACCTTGTACTTCTCTAAGAACAGGCTCAACAATGTTAACGAATTCTGCACGAGTAAACTCATCATTGAATTCGAACATAACCTGTCTTGCGGCTCTTCCGATAGCTCTTTCAAGTACGAGGAACAATCTACGGACATTGACGCGATCAAATGCTGATGGTCTACCAAGCATTGTCTTGTCACCGTAAAGAAGTGTACCTTGTCCAGGAATATTAGCAACTGGATTAACATCAACTTTATAGAGAGAATCTCTTTGTGATTTATTTGGAGTCCAAGCTAAGCCTGTAATTCCAAGATACTGTCCTCTACGTGAACCAGCGGGTGAGAACCATGGTGCGCGGTTAAGGTCAGTTGCGGCACAAATACCAGCAGTTGATGATGCGGCTGGAATGTGAATGTACTGATCATTATACTTATCATAGACTTTTAAGAAGTTATTATCTGCGATAAGGTAAGATGAATTAGTAAACAAATTCGCGGTTGCCACAATGTTATCTGTGATAGTCGCACCATTTGTTAGATTTACTACATCGGTTCTTGCTGGTGATGCATTCACGACACAATCTTTACGAAGTGATTGTGCAGTTGAAACGAGATCGTTAACAACAGTAACCTGATCAGTTGAAGAGTTCATGCTAGGAGCAATTAAGAAATCAACTTCTACCTGGTCTACATCTTCGAAAAGATCGTAACCAGAAAGAAACTCTGATGTTCCTAGTGCTTGAGAGTTTGCACCCTTTTCTAAGTCATGCTCTACAACTGCAGGAGTTGCCAGTGAGAAATCATCTCCGCTGTCTACTTGTGTACCTGCACCTGCCGCTTGATAGTCTGAGTCCCAGCCGACAAGAGCTACGTAGTCTGAACGCTCATTAATAACATTAAGAGCATAGTTAGTTGTACCATCTGTGTTCTTTGCATCAGATGCAACTGACAAGAATGGATAAGTTTCTAAGACTGTACCTTTAGTACCAGTAAACTTACCCTGGTGATCGACTACTACTACATGAACTTCATCATCTACTGCATTTCTATTAGATGCGTAGTTTGAAGTGTCTGGTGCTTTGTCAAAGCTGTTTGCGTATGTCCAAGCCGCAAATTGCGTGTTATCTGAAGGACATATCGATACTTTCAGTGAGTTGCCCAATTCGCCTGGATATTTTGCAACGAAAGTATGTGAATCTGAATCGAGTGCCGATTGTTGAGCATCGAAATCTGCTTCATTCTTGATAAACTCAATAGGTAGTGAACCATCACTATCTACTGCGGTTTGACCAATTGTTGAACGAGCATTCTTTGCTGATGTTGTCGCTTCCCGTACGACTTGCAGGCTACCCGAGTAACGCAAGAAGTATTGTGCTGAATGGAAATCGACTGTTGAAGCTGAGTCTGGTGAACCAAAAGTATCGACAAGAGTTGCCTCATTGTCTACTTTTACTCTTTGTTCAACAGGTCCCCAACGAAAATTACCAACGATTGCGCCTGTAGTTGACTGGACGTTTGGAACGCCACCTGTCAGATCTATCTCTTTGACAACAACCGCAGGACTTTCTGACGGTGTACCTAGTGCCATTTGGTTTCTTCCTTTAAATGATATGTTTACATAATACGGTTGTTTTCATCAATTATGCTATTATTTATAATTTTAATAATCTCTGTCGTATCTTCCGCCATCCGTAGACATATGAGGATCAAAATCTTGTATTTGCCAATGATCTTTTTCTCCAGCTTCTAAGACTTCTATATGGTCACTACCATCATCTATGAAACCAAAAGGTAACACATCATTTTCTATTTCTGCCATTCGCTGTTTGAATAACAATTCTTTGAGATTGATATCTGTCATATTCATAAAATGTGAACCAGACACAAAATAACCGAACATGACTAAGTTCATCATCAAGTCATCATGGTTACCATCTGACGCTTCGAATGATTGACCCCTCGCTTCGAATGTAGAAATTTCTAAGTTGGTTTCATCATCTACAATTTTAATCTTATTATGCTCTAAGATATCTTTAATAGCCGAACAACCTAATCTTTTAGATTTTCTAGTCATCTCAATTCCAATAGCATTTGCTTTCACTGCAGATTCTACGTGAACGTTTTCATATTCTAAATCGTGATA